GGCCGCACAGGCGCCATTCAGGAGGCCGCCCAAATGACCGCCCGAGCCCTAGAAGCCCTGGAAGAAGAGAACGACATTCTCCGGGCAGACTTGGCTGCCGCCAACATCCGAGCGGAGGCCAACGAGGCCCAGTGTGCCTATCTAGAGGGCCACATCATGGACCTCGAAAAGGAGCGTGACCGCTACAAGATGTTCGCGACCGAACTGGCCACCCAACTCCGTAACGTCCGCAATATGATGGACGATGCCTTCAACCGAGCCGCTCAGATAGCGGAACTCACGACGTTAGAGGCCGAACGCCGTCCATTGCTACCTCACGAGGAGCCGCCATTGGGCGAGCCACCGCTCGAACCCGAAGACGCCCCCGACTTCCTCAAGCGTCAGGACAAACGGGAGCCCTAGCCATGCACCTAAAGACGCTGGCCGAGCACTACCTCCGCGAGGGTAGGCCATCCCACCACTCCCACAACTTAAATCATGCCTGGACCGTCCACGACTACGTCCTCCACGCCTTGGGCGGGAGCGGCGACCCCAGGGACACCGCCGACCGCTTCGTGTTCCAACAATCTCCAGCCCTCGCAATGGCCCGGCTCATAGACAGCAAGGCCCTCGCAGTTGAAACCCTACGCACCTCCGTTAAAATGCCCTCTACCTTCCTCTGGATCGAGTTCCCAGAGGACACCAAAAGACTCAACAACCATTATAGGGTCGCTTTCCTGGTCGGCGAAGGCGACGACTCTATCCTAGTAACCGAGGTAATGGACTTCGGCCGCGGCTGCCACCCAGCCCCAGTCAGCGTCATGGAATTCCCCCTCTTGCCCTGGGCCGCTCAATCCGCCTGCTCCGTCCTATGGTGTGCAGCCCCTAATGTCCAGAGGGCAGAACTCCTGAAGTACGCTGGCTCCAGCGTCACAGGGGCCTTATTCTTCCTCTCTGTCCCCCGCACCATAGAACTCCGCGAGGTCAAGTCCGCCCGCATCCGCCGTATTCATGAGAAGCAGGTCTATCCAGACGTTGAGTACAAGCAGGTAAAGCTGAAGATCGGCGGCAAGCATGTCCAATACGTCCGACGCGAGGGCGAAAGCGAGGCGGAGTATCACAAGCGCCTCCACCACGTCATCGGCCACTTCCGCACCTATACGCATACCTACGGCTCCAAGGGGGTAGAGAAAAGGCCAGTGCCCAAGACAGTCTGGATCGAACCCCATTGGAGGGGTGACGCCTCTATGGGCGTCCTCCTCCGCGAGCACATTATTGAAACTGGAGAGGAGAATAAGCCGTGAACTTTGGAGCGAAGGATAGGAACCAGCTAGAGCCCCACGAAATCCAACCGCTGGTCGAGCCGGCCGACGTCTACGCGGAGAAAGACGGCCATATCTGCATGGCCGCCAGCCGCCACCGCATCGCTCTATGCGAGAGCTGCGATAACATCCATTTCTGGCTATTGCGCGAAGACGGCACTCCATTCGCCACCATGACGCTGGGCACTGAGCAAGTCCACGGCTTCATTTCAGAAGTGATCGAGGCCCACAACGCAGCCCTACGGCAAAAGGAAAGAAGGAGGAGCGAATGACTATCGTCTATAGAGAATACATCGGCGACGGCGTCTACGCCGGCCTCGACGAAGGCGGCCAACTCACCTTACAGGTTCCAGGGGGTTCATGCATTCCCCAGGGCTTGGCGCTAGAACTCCCTGTCTTCGTGCGCCTGCTCGACTACGCCCACAGACTAGGAGGGGCATATGCCCAAAGCCTACGAAGCTATGCGCGACAAGTTCGCGCAGACGATGCCGCTGAAGGCGGCGAAGACGAAGGCGGCCAAGATATACAACAGCAACAATCCGGGGAACCCAGTGACGGGCAGGAGCGAGGGCAAACGCAAGAAGAAATCCAGCCCCCACTCCCTGGCGGGTCTCCAGAAAAGCCGCCGTTCTAGCAGCTACTAGAACAAGGGGCGTTGGGACATCCCGCCCCAGCGCCCACTATTCCAACCCCCAACAGGAGCCACCACCATGGACCAAACAACAGGCTACACCCGAGTGCTAGGGCACGCAGGAGGAGGCGGAGGCGCGCCCATCAATCCACCCAAAACCCCACGCCTAGCCAATGGCCTCACCCACTGCCTAGAGAAGCTAGCCCAAATCCGTAACTGCCTCGACTCCACTCTGTCCAGGGTCGACCCAAACGAGGGCCCGAGTAAGAATGAGGTCGAAGCCGCCCCATTCTCTGAGGGCATGTCCCTAGTCCACATCCTGTGCGCCCTCGACGACCTCACCAACGGCATTCAAAGCAGAGTCCAACGCCTAGACCAGATGTTATAGGAGCCCAATATGGGACAGTATATCAACCCGGAAGGCGAGGACAAGGTCGATTTCTGCAATAGAGTCGGCCTGCCAGTATCGGAGGAAACGGTCCTAGCCTTCGACTACACTATCCCGCAGGACCATCTACCAGTGTGCGTGGTCGATAATGGCTCATTTACGGCGGCCGGCATCGCCGACTCTGCCCACGAACGCGCCCGCTTCCACTACGGCACTAACGGCCGCCCGTACCGCTGGTTCCTCCTTCCCAAGTCCGCCTTGGAGCCCTACCTCAGGAAGTAGCCATGACCCAACCACGCAAAGTCCCAGTCGCCTCATTCTCTCCAGCCCTGCTACGGCTACTCATCCGTGGCGGGCTAGAGGAGGTGGTGATAGACTTCAGCGAGAAGAACTCTCGCTTCCCCAACGGGCTAGGGCTAACCGACGCCACACGGCTAGCCGCCAAGACCCAGATGCAACTCTACCACCTCCGCGCACGAATGAAGGATGAAAAGCACCCAGACACCGAAACTGCCTACCGCGCTGAGGTGGTCAGGCCCAAGGACCAAATGTGGAAGATCATCGTCCGCCCGCGTGATGCCTCCATCGAGGCATTCATATCCGAGGCGGCCGAGCCCGAAGCCCGGTCCATCGCCCCCGCCGACATCGAGGACATATTGAAGGATATCCCTCAGTCGGGAGAATAGCTTGCCTAACAAGGGGCGCTGTGCTATAAGGGCCGTTATGCGCAAACGACAAGGCACCTTTCAGACCTGGAAAGTAACCCTCACCGCAGAGACCGCGGGGGCCGTCGAACAACTGTTGAATAACGCCATAACCGGCAAACCCTTCTACGGCGCCCGCGCTCAGCTTATCGAGTCTCTGCTAAAAGACTGGATAAAGGAAAAGGCAAATGAAGGCAATAGACGCTTACAGCCACCTCCAAGCCCTGACAGCCAGCGAACTCCACAACCGCCGCAGGCAAATCGTCGCTGATGCGGGGGGCGATTTCCACAAGATTTCGGTGGACGGGCTGCGCGAACTCGCGGTGATCTATTCCCTCCTTCGGGTCAAGGGCACCAAGCCCGAGAAAGCGGCCAAGGCCGCCTCCAGCGCCCTGGACCTCATATGATCGAAATGGTGGTGTGCATCGGGCTAGCCATCATCTTCATTTACATCTACGCCAGGAGGCTTTAATGGCTGAACCGTATCCCAAGGGCGCCCGCTCGAAAGCCCAATTCCGCATGTTGCAGGCCGAACGCAACAACCCCCGCCGCATGACGAAGGAGCAGGCCGAGGCCGAGCTAGCCCCGCCTCTTGACCCAGAGTTGCGCACCCCAATCAAGGGCTACTACCAACACCTCCCCGACACCGCTGCGGCCGGCCCCTCGCCCTACTGGCTAGAGCAAATGGGCCCCGAAGCGTTCAACGAACTAGGCGAACTCATGCAGCCAAGGAGGCCCCGATGACCGCCACTCCCGTCAACCTCAACCGTTATCTGGAGCGGGGCCGTAGTATGGTCCCCGCCTACATCAACGGCCCCAAGGCTCCGGGCGCTGGCGAAAAAGCCCCGGCCACCACCGGCCCCTGCGTGTTGGACGTATACAAACACGCCACAGCTATTGGCGACTACGTCCAAATGATGTGGGCGGCCGACAACCAATGGCCCGGCATGTATATTCGATGCTTGTCCGATGGGGCATGGTCCGATTGGATGTGGGACCAATTCACCCACGTGCATCCGACCGCGGAAGAGGAGCCGGTCTAGTGGCCAAGATCACCGAATTCCGCTGCGACCGCTGCTACCGCTGCACACCGGCCATTGAGGTCATCCCCGACGTCTGCATCAGCCTACTAAACGAGCACAACAGCAACGCGGACTTCCAGACAACTGCCGACCTTTGCACTGCTTGTGTAGCCCAAGTAGTTGCAACCATCAAAGCCGTCCTGACCGCAGGTGAACCCCATGCAGCCCACCCCACCCAGCAAGATGTCGGACGTGGACCTAGTGATGCGCCTCCGGCAGGCGGCAGCTACTTGGTTCAAAAATGAGGACCTCCTGCTGCTAGAGGAATTCATCCGTCGCTACCAAAAGAGAGCCCCACATGGCCAAGAACCACCTCAATCTTCTGCACCAGGAATGGGCCCCACGGGAAGCCACCAGGGCCCATAATCCTGAACCCATCCTCCCACATCAAGTCGACTCGACTATGATGACCGCCTTCGCCTCTTGCGCGAAGAAATTCCATACCGAATTCGTCTTGGGCCTCCGCCCCCCAACGCCCAGCGTTGACCTCCACGCCGGCATCTGCAGCGCGAAGGCCATCGAGATTGTCCAGCGCGGTGTCTGGCACGAGGGCTTACCCTTCCACGAAGCCCTCATGCGGGGACACGCTGCGTTCGTGTGCGAGTGGGGCGACTTCCAGGCGGAGAAGGAAACTTCGAAGACCCTGGACAACACTTGGTCCGCGATTGAATTATATTTCGCCACCTTCCCACCCGAGCGCGACCACGTCCAGCCCTATTACGACGTCAAGGGTCGCTCGACCAACGAATTCTCCTTCGCCATTCCCTTAGAGCCCGCCATCCCCTACGAGCGCTACGCCTCCCGTGGATCATGGGCTAATGACCCTACCGAGGCCTGTTCGTGGCACGCCGATGGCCACCACTACTTCCCCCTCCACCCAGTCACCCGCGAACCCTTCCTGTGGTGCGGCCGCTTCGACCTACTGGGCATCCTCCATGGCAAGCATCCCTGCGTCCGTGATGAAAAAACTAGTGGTCGCCTCATGGGAAACTGGGCTGATAGCTGGAATCTCCGCCGACAGTTTCTCGGCTATCATTGGGCTTGCCACTCTCTTGGCATACCAGTTGAATATACTGTGGCGCGGGGAATAATCATCCGTTCGCCGACCGCCAAGGCCGGCAAGGGCAACGAGATAGTCGAAGCCCAGAAACCCTACTCCCGCCAGCTAATAGCCAAGTGGCACGAGCAGACCCGCCGCGACCTGTGGCGCATGGTTAAGTGCTGGGAGGAAGAGTATTGGGACTTCAATCTCGGCGAGGCCTGCACGCAATACGGATTGTGCCCATTCATGGACCTCTGCGAGAGCCACCTCCCCGAGAACTTCTACGACAACTTCATCGTCCACCGCTGGTCTCCCATCAAGGAGAACGTGACGTGAAGCTCGTAGCCTACAGGCTCCTACTCCGTCGCCTGTTCAGTTGTTGGTGGGGCGGGTGCAATGGCGTCATCCACCACGACAAGGATGGCACTTATTGGTCCTGCACGAGGTGCGGGAGGACGGTAAAATGAATTGGCATGGGGACGGCCCATGTCGATCCGGCCGGGCGGCCCCCGGAGTGCGCGAAAGGACCTGTCCGATGCGTTAAACCCTACATAACCCTTTCATGTTGACGTTCCCAGCCCCCTGTGGGAGAGCGCCCATGGGGGGCACCTACCACCTCAAGACTTGATAAATGGAGAAACAAAATGCCTAGCAACCTCAGACCCCGCACCGTCGCCCACTTCGCCGAATGGCTTAGCCAACAGCCCAGCTACAATACCTACGCCTGGGATAGCACTACAACCTGCCTTATGTCCCAGTACGCCATAAGCCTAAAACTTCGCGACGCTAATGGCCATGGAATACTCTTAATCGATATACTAGAGGATAGCGACGGCGATTGTAGCTCAGGCGGAGCCTACAACGAAATCTGCTACCACCAACCCCACACCTTCGGTGCCGCCTATCAGCGAGCCTTACAATGGATGAAAAGACCCGGCCATCCTCTACCCCGTGGACCGTTTGCCCTGACTGCAAGTGCGGCCCCGGTCAAGATCATCCCCGCGGCTGCCCTCGCTCCCGCCGGCCACTAAGGAGGAACTACAGTGTTAAAACCCCCCAGCAACCTCCTCCTAGGCCCGAGCGGGACCGGGAAGACTAGCGCCCTGGCAACCTACGCAGCGGCCGGAATCGAAACCTTCGTAACCGTAACCGAGCCAAGCGGGGTTGACTCCCTGGTCGATGCAGCCCAACGGCTGGGCATCTCCCTGGACCTCATCCACTGGACGACCGTCCCGCCGATGCCCCCCGACCTCGACGTGTTCGAAGACACCATTCGCGTGATTGCGAACATGGGCTACGAGCAAATCTCCAACATCAAGACCGGGGTGGGTAAGGACAAGACCCGCGAACCGGCCGACAAACTTTTGGAGTCCCTCCGCGACTTCAAATGCGAGAGGACCGGCCAGTCTTACGGCAGTCCATTCGAGTGGGACGACACTAGGGCTTACGCCCTAGATAGCCTGACCGGCCTGAACACCATCGCCATGGACCTGACCATAGGCTTCAAACCCAGCGCCCATCAGGGCGAATGGGGCGTGGCCATGAACTTCGAGGAAAAGATCATCCTCAAACTGTGCGCCGACCTATGGTGCCACTTCACCCTAACGGCCCACGTGGACAAGGAGGTCAACGAAATCACTGGGGCCAAGCAGGTCATGGCGGCCGCCCTGGGGCGCAAGCTAGCCCCCCGAATCGCTCGCTACTTCAACGAAATCATCTACTGCGTCAAGGACAAGAAGTCCTTCACCTGGTCAACGATCGAGGACGGCGTAGACCTCAAGAACCGAGCCCTCCCTCTTGAGGCCGGACTCGACCCCGACTTTGGCCAGATCGTCGAGATGCACACTAGGAGAAAGGAGGTTGCGGCCGGAGGCAAGCCCAAAGTATTAGCCATTGAGAACTCACAAACCAAACCCAAACGGAGATAGAGATGGGTATCAATCTTGACGCGTTACTGACCCAAACCGTGGACGCCTCCATGTCCACCTCCATGACCCCTTGTCCTGAGGGCGAATGGCAGGCCATGGTGGACGATATCACGGAAAATAACTTCCGTACCATCGAACGTGACGACGGTAGCGAGGTCCAAATCTTCCAGCCGATGTTCGTCGTGACCGATCAAAAGGCCATCGACGCGGTCGGCCGGGAGAAGCTGGTGGTCCCTCATAAGGGCATCTTCCTGGACTTCGACGATGACGGCTCTACCCTCTCCACTGGCAAGGACAAGAACGTCAAGCTCGGCCAAATGCGCGAGGCTTGCGGCCAGAACAAAAGGAAGGGCTGGAACATTAGCAAACTGGCCGGAGCGGGGCCGATCATGATCCTGGTCAAGCACCGCATCCCGGACCCAATGGACCCGGAAACCAAGTACGCCGAGGTCCGTAGGGTCTCTGCCATCAAGTAGCATCTGTAACTAACTGCGGGCTGCGAGTTCCCCTCCAGGCCCGTAGGGGGACCACAAGGATATCCACTCCCCCATCCAAGTGGTCCCCACTTTCTGGAGCCCTCCATGCGCCTAGTCCCAGTTGACGAAATCATCATCCCCGACCGCCAGCGCAAAGCCCCAGTAAAGGAGGACAAACTTGTTGACCTTACCAGTTCCATTCAGCGACTTGGACTCCTCCACCCAGTTGTTCTTGCTGGCAATAATCTTGTGGCGGGTTATAACCGTCTGCAGGCTATAAGGCGTATCCATCTAGCCGGCCGCTTCTTCTTCTGCAACGGGCAGCCAATCCCGCCCGGCATTGTCCCCGCCATCGACCTCACGGACCTCGACGCCATCGGCATCATGGAAGCGGAGTTGTCGGAGAACGTCGACCGCAGCGATCTGGAATGGCAGGACCGAATTGCCGCCATCGCCGCCATCCATAACCTCCGCACCGCACAGAACCCCGACCAGACCCCCAACGACACGGCCCAAGAGCTAGCGGCCAAGCACGGCCTGTCGGTCGAGACCACCCGGAAGGAGGTCCGCTGGGCCACAGCGCTAGCGGACAAGCTAACCGACCCCCGCATCGCAGGAGCCCGCAATGAACGAGAAGCCTACCAGCAACTCCTTAAATCGGAGGAAGAGGCAGTTAGAGCGGAACTCGCTGCTAGGGTCGAGCGTCCTGACGCCCCCAGTATTATTCATTCGGATTTATGCAGCGCACTCCCATCTATGGAGGGTGGGTCAATCGACCTCATACTGGCTGACCCGCCTTACGGGATCAATGCCAATAGCAGCCAGTATACCAAACGAACCCATGTGGCGTACCATGCCGATGATTCGCCAGATCACACCCGCTCGGTCCTAGCGTCAATCATAAGGGAGGGCTACCGTGTCGCAAAACCCCGTTCCAACCTTCTACTTTTCTGCGACTTCGACTACATTCCGTTCATGCGCGAACAATGCGACGCGGTTGGATGGCGATGGCATCGGCTGCCTCTGGTCTGGGATAAGTCTGCAGGCGGGGGTTACGCTTTGTGGGGCCCGATTGGCTTTCGTCACGGATATGATCTCATATTTTTCGCCACTAAAGGTGACCGTGGCGTCCATGCCGTGGGAGGAGCCCAGCCTATTGACGTCCTCTCTGGGCCGCGAGTTAACCGCAACAGACGTGTCCATGGGGCCGAGAAACCCCTATGGCTCCTCTCCTTCCTTATTGAAACCGCAACCGACCCCGGAGATGTTGTGCTTGACCCCTGCTGCGGCTCGGGCTCAACTCTTATTGCCGCCCGAGAACTGAACCGCAAATCCATTGGCATCGAAGTCGACGAGCCCACCCACAAGCTAGCCATGGCAAACGTGCTAGCACCCCTCTCTACCATCCTCGAAGGAGACGAAAATGAAGACCCGCAACCTAACCCTCAGCGAACTGCAGAAGGCTAACATCGAGCGCTGCACTGCCGGCTTCGGGCACGAATTGGATGGCTGGTCCGTCGCGGAGTGGGGCTGTGCTGCGGTCGGTGAACTGGGCGAAGCCTGTAATATCGCCAAGAAGATGCTCCGCCTCCGTGACGGCATCAAGGGTAATGATCCCAGAATGACCCGTAGCACCTTGCGCGCCGACCTCGCCCGTGAAATGGCCGACACGGTCATCTACCTATCCCTCTGGGCCGCTAGTCAGAACATCGACCTGGAGGAAGCAGTAATCTCCGCCTTCAACAACAAGTCGATAGAGATTGGCTCGGACATAATGCTATGACCGACCGGCCCCGAACCTTCATGAATGTATGGGAGCCGCTGGTCAGCGACTACTTACTCATGGGCTGGATGGTCGAGAACATCATCCACCCCGACCGCGGCGGGCACAGCACTTGGCTAATGGTCTGGCCCTGCTCCTGCCCAGCCCCCTACATCCACCACCGCTACGCCTATCTAGGGGAAGAACATGCACGGACCACAGGACGCTAGCCTCTTCCGGGGCACGGCCGGCCCGCCAGACGCTAAGATTGTGCTTGTCGGCGAGGCCTACGGCTCGGAAGAGGTCAGCCAGCAACAGCCCTTCTGCGGGGCCGCTGGCAATCTCCTAAACTACATGCTGAAAGACGCCGGCCTTGCCCGTCGCGACCTGCTCCTAACCAACGTGGTCAATGACCGGCCACCCCAGAATGACCTATTCCGCTGGTTCCTCCCACATGACAAAAACGGAGAGTTGTGGGATGGCTTGCGGCCCTCAGAAAGGGTATTAGCGGGCTTAGAAAGGCTCTATGAGCAGATAATAGCCCACCCCCGCCGACTCATTATCGCCGCCGGCAACTATCCCCTATGGGCGCTTACGCCGCACTCCGTACCCAAGCCGGGCAAGGACAGCATCAAGGTCCCTACTGGTATAGGAAACTGGCGGGGGAGCATGACCTACCTGCGCCCCATCCTTAATGCGGACCTCCCGCCCACGCCGGTTCTTCCTATAATCCACCCGGCGGCCATTCTTCGCGAATGGTCCATGCGTGCGTATACGGTTCATGACCTCAAAACCCGCGTCAAGCAGGCCCTCGTTGGGGACTGGCGACCGGCCATAGACCCCGTGGTGCTGGCGCCCCCCAGCTTCACCCAAGCTACTAACAAACTTCGCGAGTGGTTGTTCCGTTTGGATACGGAGAATCTATGTCTGGCATCCGACATTGAAACTATTCGCCGCACCTTCATTTCCTGCATCGGGCTAGCCGATACCCTCCACTTCGCAATGTCAATACCCTTCGTGAACGCAGACGGCTCGACGTACTGGCCGGCTGACCAGGAATTCGAGATAGTCCAGCTTCTGGGCAAGGTCCTCTGCCACCCTAACCTTACGACCATCGGCCAGAACTACCTCTACGATATCCAATACCAACTCGACCACTGGGGCATCCGGCCCGTCGACCTCCACGACACCATGCTCTTCCACCACCTCAAATTCCCCGGCGAGCCCAAGGACCTAGGCCACCTCTCCAGTCTCTACTGCCGCCACCACTGGTATTGGAAGGACGACAGTAAGGAGTGGCAGGGCAAGGGCGACCTCGCCGCCCATCTAAAGTACAACTGCATGGACGCCCTCCGTACGCTAGAGATTGGCCAGAACCAAATGGCCATGCTGACCCCCCTGAACTTGCATAGCAAATGGGAAAAGGAGAAGCAGAAGAACGAACTGGCCCTCAAGATGATGCGCCGGGGGGTCCGCATCAACAAGGAAAAGCGGAAGCAATTTGGCAAGGAGCTAACCAGTGCACTCACCCGTGTCAAGGGGCAGCTAGAGCATATTATCCCCAGCGAGCCAGGGAAAACCCCCTGGTACAATAGCCCTATACAACAAATGCAGATTTTTTATGACAAGTTGGGGCTGGAGGTGGTCCGCCACCGCAAAACCAAGCGTCCGACCATCAACGACGAAGCCTTCAACACGCTCCAGAAAAAGCATCCCGATCTAACGAATCTGTTCAACCTCATATCGTTCAAGCGCTCACTCGCGATCTTCAAAGATGTGTATATTGATAGCGAAATCGACCCCGACGACCGAGCCCGCTGCATGATAAACACCGGGGGCACTGAGACCTTCCGCTGGTCCACAGGCACCAACGCCTTCGACCGCGGTATGAACATGCAGAACCTTTCATCCGGCGATGAGCACCTAGGCTGGGACCCCTATAGCGACTACCCCCCGCCCAACATCCGCGAGATGTTCCAGTGCGACGAGGGCTATATCATGTTCGAAGGCGATCTGGAGGGGGCGGATGCCCAGGTCGTGGCGTGGGAGGCGGACGACGATGTCCTCAAGGAGGCTTTCCGTAAGCGGGTCGATGTCCATGCCCTAAACGCCGAGATGCTATGGGGCCCAGAATTCTCCCGGCTGGAAAAGGATAGCCGGCCGTGGCGCCAAAAGAGGCAGCAGACCAAGAAGTCCGTCCACCTCACCAACTACGGCGGCTCCGACCGCGCGATCGCAATGGCCATGGGCTGGACCATCCACGAAAGCCAGACCTTCCAAAGAAGATGGTTCTCCATCCATCCCGGCATTAAGGAGCGCATCAAGCGGACTGAAGCGGGCCTCAAACACCGAAATAGCGTCACCAACGCCTACGGCTACTCGCGGATTTACTTCGACCGCCCCGACAACTGCCTCACTCAAGCCCTGGCATGGGTGCCCCAGTCCACCGTCGCTATCGCCTGTTTCGACGGCATACTGCAACTGATCGACCGCCACCCGCAGGTCGAACCGCTAATGTCCGTGCATGACAGTAACCTATTCCAAATCCCCCTGGACAAGGTCCCTCCAGAAGGGGAAATAACGAAGTCCCTAACAACTATAACCCCGTATGGTGACCCACTAACCATCCCCTGGAAACTGAAAAAGAGTACCGTCTCATGGGGAGACTGTAAGTGAGCATAGCATGGCAACACGGAATTTCCCCGATTGGATTAAGGGCTATATCGAATTTACTGAGGACAGCGAAGCCCCCACCAGCTTCCATTTTTGGGCCGCGGTGTGGACCATTGCCGGTGCTCTTCAGCGCCGGGTCTGGATCGACATGCGGAAATTCCAGTGGGTCCCCAACTTCTACATCATTTTCGTGGGACCCCCCGGCATCGTCGCCAAAAGCACCAGCGCCAGCGTGGGTTACAGTTTCCTGGCGCGACTTGAGAACAACCATTTTGGCCCGGAGTCCCTGACATGGCAAGGGTTAGGCAAGGCGTTCGAGGACGCATTCTACTACGCGAAATACTTAGACCAGAACCAGGAAGAGAAGACTATGCCGATGTCGTCTCTTTCCATCTTTACATCAGAACTGGGGACTATGCTAGTAACCGAGGACCAGAAGTTAATCTCATTCTTAATCGAGATGTGGGACGGAAAGCGAAAGCCGTTCGAGCACAAGACGGCAGCCTCCGGAGAAATCAAGATCGACAATCCACTCTTGAATATACTGGGATGTACCACTCCGTCCTGGATACAGGACAACTTCTCGCCATCTATGATAACCGGCGGATTAGCATCAAGGGTTATCTTCGTCTACGCAGACCAGAAGCGGAAGCTGATCCCCTATCCGGACGAGGTGATAGCCGACAGCAGCTATTGGGAGATGGACGGGAAGCTGATCGAGGACCTACAGAAGATAGCCCAGATAGCGGGGCCCTACGAGATAAGCCAGGAGGCTAGGGCATGGGGACACGAATGGTACGCCCAGCACTGGAACGGCGGCACGCCCCGCCATATGGCCTCCAGCCGTTATGGGGGCTATTTCAGCCGCAAATACGGCCACATCCACAAGCTGGCGCTGATCCTAGCGGCCGCCCGCAGGGACGAAAGGGTAATCGTCAGGGAGGACCTGGAGACCGCACTGACGATCCTGGAGGGGGCCGAGCCCAACATGCTCCGGGTATTCGAATCTGTCGGTGTGGCCGAGGAGGCCCGGAATGTGAACGAGATAGTTGCGGTCGTGCGTGCATATGGCGCCGTTACGGTCGAAGAACTATGGGGCCTCCTGCACAATACAATGGAGTTGAAGAAGTTTAAGGAGGCAATAGCAGCCGCAAATAAAGCCAACCAACTGCAGACCATCCGCCATGATGGCGTTCCCAAGATCACCCTACGGAGCAACCCCACATGATTAAAAAGCCAATCCTGTGTATCGACTTCGACGGCGTTATCCACAGCTACACGACCGGCTGGGCCGGTAGTGACAAGGTCAACGACCCCCCTGTCCCTGGCGCCATGGAATTTCTGCAGAAAGCCCTGGCCCTCTTCGACCTAAAGGTGTATTCCAGCCGGTCGCAGTCGAATAAGGGCATTAGGGCCATGAGAGAGTATATCCGCGAACACGCCTGCAAGGAGCTACCCCCCGGCGCCACCGTCATGATGGAGAGATGGCTGGATAATCCAGAAACTTGGCCGGTCGAAAAGCCGTCCGCCTTCCTAACCATCGACGACCGGGCCCTTTGCTTCACCGGCACCTGGCCCGACCCCGTAATCCTCCTATCCTTCAAACCCTGGAACAAGAAATAATGCTATTCAACTGGTTTCTCCTCCAGGACCTTCCCCTTCGCCCTGTTCTCAAACAAGCGTCTCACGGAAAGTGCGGTGCCCTGGTCCATCTTCTGCGTCGCCCCCAGATCCTCCTGCGCTCTCCGCGTCCTTTCCCTCTGCTCAAAGGACCGGCGCAGGGTTTCCTGCGTAATTTTCTTCGCCTCTGCCGACGGGGGGAGGTCCGAGTTGAATTTGTCAATGGACATCTGAACCGACTTTATATCCTCCTCGTCCCGCGATCTTCGCGCTGTGGCATATTGCTGCAGGAGGCCCGTCCGACGCAAATTCCAGAGCATATTACTATGCTGCGTCATGCGAATCCGGTCCCATTCCCGCATTACGCGGGTGGGTTGATATCCGGCCGCAATGGCGAGGACTTCATAAAAATGCTCACTGTCCCACCTGGGCGTAAAATTCGGGTTACGGGCGTCGAACGGGGCAATCACCGCCCCCGACCGGGTCTTCTCCCCCTCATCCCGATAAATCCGGTATGCCCTTGATAGATTCTGAAACGTGCGCGGTAGGAACCTCGACCACCGCTTCATATCATCCGACTCATTCTGGGCATTGACGAGGGTCATATAGTCGGTCATTGCCATCCCGACCATCACGCCACCGGCCCGTTCAATCGCCTTCGCCACCGCCTTCCCGTAGTCCTTTTCCGCCTCTATACCAAACAACTCGCCAACCGGAACCGGGCTGACCTTACCAAGAGACCTAGCACGCGAGCGGTCAACCACCGGGAACGGCACATGCGGTAGGTTGATAGAGCCAGAGACAAGGTCCAGAGCGGCCGGAATTCCGTAGCTGTAGCGCGACAGTCCGTGCAGGACCAAATCGGCCAAATAGCCGGGGCCGTCCAGGCCTTCCACCACCATCTCCCGCGTTTTCTTCCGCAGATTAAAATCCTTCCCGAACAGCTTATTGGCGAGTACCTCAATAATCTCATCCACATCCTCCATCCCTGGCAGTCCCATGAACCCACCCAGTAGCGCGGCCATTAACAGATACCGCGTACGGAGGCCCGGCTGGGTCCACAGATTAAATAGCGTGTTCTGGGCGAACGACTTGAATATGAACAGATTCCCCTGCTTCCCGCGAAAGAGCTTAGGTCTCGCCCACCGACTGAACAGATACTGCGTCGTATCGACCGCATCCACAGCGGCTATATACTGCATCGCCGCCTTGTCCGTCCATCCCTTATCCCTCAACGACTGCAGGAGTAGCTGATTTTTCATCCGCAGGGACCGGGCATAATCTCGCGGAATGCCCTGTTCTGCCAGTTTGTGCGCCGCCACGAACGTAGTCACACGATTGATCTTCTCCGTCGTATGGAACATATACGACATGACCTCCTGGACCATGTGCATCCCGCGCTGGATTTCATTCCCTCCTGCCCATCGACGCAAGGACGCCCCATCCGCTATACCCGCCAGTTCATGCGCCAGCACCCCATCAATCACCCCGGCCACATTAGCCTCATGGAGGGCCTGACTCAGCTCCCCGGCTGGCATACTATCAGGGTCCAGCTTCCACCACTTATAAAACTGCCGCCCGGCATTCAGCGTCGACCCCACTGCCTTCCTATCGCCGTAAATCTGGGCCAGATAGGGATAGGTCCCCATAGTAATCTGCGAGAGGTTGAGAGTAGCAGTCGAGGGCACCCCACCAATAAACCAGAAAAACGCAATGGATCGTAGAATGGTCCAATCGCTCCTTGTATCCTTCAGCTCATTATGCAGATCGGACATGAAATTCGCAATCTCCATCCGGGTGACCCGATTATCGCCCGGCATGAAGGTTGCAGTCCGATAAAGCGACCTCACATTCTTATCAATCTCCTCGCTGTATTTGACCCTGGCGTAGTAGTTGCCGAAATTCCAGAAATACTGAGCATGAGCCCTCTGGAAGTCCATCGAATAGCCGGGCGTGGTTTCCCTGGACCGAAACCGACGGATAAACTGCTGATTGGGGTTATAAAGAAAACGCATCAGCGCCAGATCGTTCTGCTGCTGCTCATTCAGATTGAGGCGATTACCAATGCGATCGAGTAGACCGTTAGGGAGGCCACGAAAAGGAGCAGAGGTCTTGTCCACCACCTCGACCTCCGCGTGATCTCCCGGCTGCAGGATGGAGTCTGCCGCCTTCTGTGCAGCGGCGGTCGCCTGGGAGAGAAACTTATCGGAGATTTTAGGCCCCGCATAGAACTCCGTAGGGATTTGAGACTGAATGAACCTTTGGGCACGCTGGGCCTCCTTCTTCGTCCGGAAATGCTCCTTATATTTCAGGGTCCCATCCACCCCATATATCGTCAGGATGTATTCCCCGAAATGCATATGGGCGATGAAGGGTCGGCTCCTCATCTGGACATACTTCTCCCCAATAGCATCCACCGCGATCTTCCGCTCGGCCGGGTCGGTAATATCCCTCGTTTCAAACTTCTCCAGATTCTCCATCAGGGCCAACGTGCGCGTATAATCGCCAATGATCGAGTTAAAGACGCCCAGCTGATCCGCGTCCAGCTTGAACTGTCGGGCCATATCGGCCAATTCCTGCTGCGTGGGTAGGCGCTCCGTCCCAGCAGCCCTCTCCGCCTCGCTCAAATACTCCATCTGGTCGTATGCGTCCATAAAATCGACCAGCGTATCGCTACGGGTCCGGCCCAGATTGCGCCAAGCCCTCTGTGTGTCCATCGCGCTGTCCTGGACGGTCGTACGGTCCTGCTCCTGCCATCGCAGCAGTTGGACCACATTCTGCACCTCCGCAATATGCGGATTCCGTTGGGCCACCTGCGGTAGGGACAGCAGCCACTTGTTCCACCGCGCAAACTTGTCCGCATAAGCCGCAGCGGAGTGGAAGTTCTTGGGCAGAGGGGCAGGCTTCGCACCGCCCGGCGGCTTCCCACCGCCAAACAGCTTCCGAATGCCTTCTAGAACTGGGGTCGTTTCCGGCTGTCGTGGAGCGGCCGGCACATCTGGGTCCATATGGGCCTGATTCTGAACCCTGCTCCTGTTCTGCTCCTCCCAGGCGATCTCCGGGACTCGCGGAATGGCATCCGTCGCGAACGAATTGAGCCACGCAGCCATCGCCACATCCGGCGCGAACTGGCCCCCCTGACTTTTAATATCAATTCCCAGTCTCTTAAACAGCGCCGCCCTGACTTCCAGTATCTTCCGACCGATGCGGGTGAAAATCTGATCCACCGCAGTTAGCGCCTCCTGGTCGGAGGTAGCCCACCGGGCCGTTTGCTCCGCCATCCACTCTTCCATGGACAGCCAATACTTCATCCCGCCCTGCAGGTCGCGTAACTGCACATTCGGGTCAAGTCTAGAGTAGTAGTTGGAGACCGCCGAGTCCCTCTTTAAGAAGAACTCCTTGGCGGACATGGTAGGATTGGAGTTCTCCGACTTCCACTTATCGAAGGCGGCTTGGATTTTAGACTTCATGGCCTCCGGGGCACTAGCGTAGTAGAACTGGAAGAGCACATGGCCCATCTCATGCGCCGCTCGATCGTAGGCGTCGACTTGCGATTGCAGCTTCGCGGCGTTAATGGTTATGAAGCCCGTACCGTCGGCCGCCAGCCCACCCCGGCCGAGGGAAATGGTATGGCCGGTCGGGTCGTAGACTGCATTCATGCGAATAGGAATGCCGATCCGCATGGACTTGACCAACTTCGCCAAGTCCTGCAGAGCAGCGAACGAATATTTCATCTTCTCCTGTTCAATTTCCAGGGCGGTCGTGACCCCACTCCCGATATTGCTCTCCGGAATGTTGGTGATGTCCCGCGGACCAGCAGGTCCCTTCGGCCGCCGGGCCTCACCTGCCTCCGGCGGTTCAGCCAACAAGTCCCGCAGTTCCTTCCGCAGTTCCACTAGCCGCCGCCTCTCCACAGCGACCTCTCCAGGATAGCGCTTATTGAAATCAGTCAAATCCCTCGCCAGTTGGCCAATACGGGTCCTTAGATTCCTAATATGCACCCACTTGGGCTGCTCATACTCCTCCCCACCCCAAGGAGATTTGAACTTGCGCTTCGGTCGATCAGACTCACCAATTATATTCTCCGCCTTAGGACCCACCTTCCCCACATGCCTATACTCTTCCCTCAACCGGGTAAGCTCATTCCGCAATTCCATCCGATACGGGGTATTCGTGGGATCAGTCCCCCGCAGCTCCTGCGCTATCCACGAAATCCGCTGCCTCAAGTCCGACAGCTTCTGCTCATTAGCGGCCCTCTGCTGCTGCCGCCAATTCCGCGACCCAGGCCTTACCGACTCCCCAATCTTTATATCCAGCGGGACCGGCCCCGGAAACGTATCCTCATCATGCAGGCCCCTATGGAAATTCTCCAGCCATGCCCCATACGCCGGGTCCCGCTCAATGTTATGCAGCAGAGTCGCATACTGCTCTCTGGTCAACGACTGGACAAACGGGAAAGAAAACCCCCACGGCGCTTGCCGCATCATGGGGTCGCCAGGGTTCCGAAGCAACTCGTTCACATCCGCGATCGTATGAGACGGCCGGCCTTCGATAGTGACCCCACCGCCAGTCCTCTTTACCCCCGGCAGAATGGCTGTAGTGACCTTGGGCGGGACCTCAAAAAACGGCACCCTCCGTAATTTGCCCTCACGATCCCTAATCGCCCGCACGCCGGCCGCTATGCCGGTCGCTTTGGCCCACTTCCTGATGGCCTGGGGGAGGTACTTGTTGTAGAACTCAGGCGCCCTTGTTTCCTCCTCAACGCTAGGTAGTAGCGCAACCTGTTTGTGTCCGTTATCCTGCGCCCACTTAATAGCACCCTCAATCGCCCGTCCAGTCGCTTGTGCATCCGGGACTCCAGTCAGCCCAGCCAGCCACTTCGCGACCTGCGCTGCGTAATTCTCCCTCGTACTGTCCGCCCTAGCCACCGCCTCCGTGGCCTCTTGAAAGCCCAACCCAGCCCCGGCCATATCTCCCCTAGCCTGCGCCTGCGACCCCCGCTCCTTCGCGGCCAGCCCAGCCTGCACATGCCCCTCGACCTCATCCCTAGTCGCCCGTATCTCCTGTCGGGCGGGCTCACTAACTGGGTCCACATCCGACTGAATCCCCGAAATGATGGAAAATGGCTGGCCAGTCTTATCATAGCCCTCCGCCATGGTCACGCGGCCGCTAAACGTCCGCTCCTCCTGCCCACTTACAAGCAGGTCAACCGGCTGACCGGCCGCCTGCCGCGGCTCCTCAAAGACCGCTGGCTCTACCGGCGCCACATTCTTCGCTGGGCTCGGGACCTCGACATAGCTCACCCTATCGGGGAAGTGCAGCGGAGGCCCGCCACTCCCCTGTCCCCCGGCAATATTCCCCAACTCCTCCGGCGTCGGAGCCCGGCCCTGGTGGCTGGTCGAGCCGGTTCCGTGGCTATAGCCGGCCGCAACCTCAATTGGGCCTCCGACCAACCCACCGATCACACTCTCCAGCACGACCTCCTTCCAATCAACCTTCCCCTCAGTGGCCAACTGCGCCCCGGCCTCACCTACTCCCTCCGTCAACCCACTAATCCCAATACCGCCGCTAATCCCCCCAATCTTACTCAACACCGTCCCACCGGCCTTCTCAATGGTCTTGGCCGCAAACTTCCCGCCGAAGAACGCGCCCAGCATGTCGGCCGTACCGACCGCCGCCGCCCTTTTCATCGCCCACCAATGGGCTTCATTAGTCAGCGCCGGGTTATTCAGGACCTTCAGCCAATCTTCCCTCGTAACCGGCTGGGCCTTCTTCTGCAAATACTCCCGATAGGAGTTCCCATACTCGACTAGGGCACTGCCCAACCCCACGCCGGGAATGGCTCCAGCGGTCCCACCAACCAATCCACCGCCGGCCGCCAGCAGCATCGGTGGGGCTGAACTGGGCAGCGTCTCTATCGCCTTAGAGGCGGTCCACTCCGGATTACTGAAGATATGACCAAGTGCTGGCCAAATTCCCTCAATCTTCTGCCACTCCCTATCACCAGCGGCCACCCCCGGAGTCGGAGGGTTAAGGGCCTCGACCGCCTTCGCCCGCATGATATTGTCGGCTACCACATCCGCAGTGAAGCGGCCGGCCGAGAACGTCGCGGTCGCCAAATCCGCATTAAGATTAGCCCTACCCCGATTAAAACTCCCAACAATATTCCCCGGCGACTGCTGGGCGGGAGAGGTCGGGGCGGCTGGGTCTGGTTTCGGGACACTGGGCGTCTCCTGCGGTACAGGCGGCACTACCTGCGCCATCACACTAAATGCCTTGTCGGGATTGAACTCCGTAGGTTCCCCCGCCTGCGCAACTTGGAAGCTCTGGTCCGGGTTGAATTGCGCCGCCGGGCGTCTAGGCGCCTTCTCTCTCGGGGGTGGAGGTTCCGTCTCTCGGCGGTTGCGCTCAAAATCCTGCCTCTCCTGCTCCTCCTGCGGGACCGGCAGCCGCTGTTGCTGCTCCTCCGGGGTCAGGTCCGGTTCCTCAGTCGGATTGAGCCACGGCGCACGGCGGACAGGAGATTGCTGCCCAGCCTGCACCATGGTGAAAGGCAGATTCGGGTCGAACTCAGCCACTTACCTTCTCCGTGGGTAGATGTAGTCGCCCAGGTCCTCACCCCCGACCGCATGGCCAGGATCGCGCTTCTGGTCGAAGGCAGAGGCCTCATTCGGCAGCCGGTCGCCCCCGAAGTGCTGCACATCCTGCACCACCCGGCCCGGCGCCACCAGCCCTAGCTTCTCCCGGACAATTCGTAGGATGGTATTGTCGTCGGCGTCCCGAGGAATGCCCCTAATAGCATTCATCATGTGCCGGCTCTCGCCCGGCTGGACCACCCTATCCAACTCCCGCATCCAGGCCTGGCTCCTGGGACTCCCAGGGTTTACCATCAACTCCCGAATGTGGTCGATGTGGGCGGAGAGCGGGCCCCTATCCGCATACGGGTCCCTAAACTGCCTCTCCCTCTCCTCCTCCGCCTTCGCGTCCATTTCATCCCTAGGGCTGGGCGGCCGCAGAGGAGCCTGCGAAGGACCCGGATATGCAGGCTCCTCCCCCATTTCATACTCTTTCGGCTGGACATCGAATACCCCGTGCGTCAGAGGCCGAGGCAGGTAGATGTCGTCGTCATCGTCTGCTTCCGTCCGTCTAGCCATCACCTTCTCCTTCTCCGCTCGCCCTCGATCAGCCCCTCTTTTCTCAACTCATCCAACTGCCTCTGGATAAGTTCGTCTGACGCCCCATTCGCCTTGCGCTGTCGTATCCAAGCCTCCACATCCTGCTTCCGCAGCATTCCTCCCTGCTCTATCATTTCCCCAGGGGTCATGGTCCCAGGGCCGACCGGGTTGTTGTAGTCCAAATGCGGATGGCGCGGCCGGGGCAGTGGTACCTCATTCGGGTCCCGCTCCTCCGGTGGGGTCAGCGCACTAAACCCAAACCGATTAACAAACGACTCGTATGCCTTATCCCCTCCATGGTCCTTGAGGTACTTATAATCTTTGGCCGACGGGATGTCCGGCGACCCCGGCTCTCCCTCCCACTCTGGATCATCATCCTCCTCGTCCATGTCAGCATATTTCTCCGGTAACTTGCCCTCCCCATGCTTCGCCTTAAACTCATCTATCGCCATCCGCCCGATCATTGGGCCTAGCCTATCGGCCTCATCCAGCCTACGCAGGTCCTCCTCTAAATCCCCCGTATTCGGCCGCAGCTTCTCATACTTGTCCATAAGCTCCTTGTCCCTGGCAATCTCCCCAGGGGCTTCTCGCTTCTGGTGCTCCATGGCGGCCGGAGGAGTCTCCTGAAACTCCGGCATTCCCTTCTCTTTCTCGAATTTGCGGAGGTCTTCTTCCGTCTTCATTCCCGGCCGCTGGATTTCCTGCCCTGGTCCCATAGGCGGCCGTTGGGTTGGACTGATAAACTGATCCGAGGGCGGAGGTGGGGTATACTGCGCCTGCTGGGGCTGCATCAGACTGCCCAGATCACCCCGCATCTTCGCCTCTTGCCACTCCTCGGGTGGACCTAGAATACTATCCAACCACTCCGCGACAGCATCGCCAGTCCCCGGCGTCGGCACATCCTTCATTGTATGCCGATAGTAGGCGTGCCGCTGGGCCATCTCCGTGTATGGGTTGGCCTGCTCGAAGTCGATAGGGCTATCTTCTTCCTCGTCGGCCGGAGCATCAGCCGGCGGCTTAGTACGGGGTGCCATGGCCACGCCTCGTCTTCTTTATCAAATCGAACATACGGTCGGTCGGACTGCCCTTACTCTCGGGCAGTGGCTTCGGCCGCTCTGCATCGCCCAATCCCTTTATCAAGGTCTCGAAATGACGAGAGGATGGATCGATTTCTGTCCCTGGGGCAGCGGGCTGCATCAGATCGCCCAGCTCTAGATCATCCTCGTCATCATCCTGCGGCCGCTTCGCTTCCCGCATCCGGAAGTTCTTATACTCCCTCTTGTCTTTCCTGTCAGCCACTGGCCACCTCCGATGGAGCCGGTTGGGGTTGCTCCGGTTGCTGGACCTGCAAGCTGGTGGACTTAGGCTTCCAGCTCCCGTCCAGTTGCTTCACATACGTCACGCCTTCCTGCACTACGGATGTGCCGGGTTGAGCCCTCTCCGCCCACGTTCTACCGCGCCCAGTGGCCGTATTGGCCATCCGCTCCTCTCGCCGCTGCGCTAGTAGTCCCCTAAAGCCGCGGGAGTTGGCCCTGTTTTGCCGCTCTCCCTGCCGACTAGCTGCCTCCTCCTCGGCCAGGTCCAGCTTCTCCCTCTCCCGATCGGCCCGCTCGGCGGCCGCATCCTCCGCCAACTTCGTCTTTCGGGCCTTCTCATCCCCTTCCTGCAGCCGACTAACGGCTTCTCCCGCCTCCCCCACCGCATGGCCAAACGGCCGCCCGGATAATGAGCTAAGCCCGAACTGCAGCAGGGCGGCCATCACCTCCGGCCGGTTCATAGCACTGCCTATGGCCTGTCCGGCCTGGTTCATCTTAGGCAGGAAGACGTCCTCTTCGTCATCGGCCATTAGACCCTCCACAATGGGCGCTGGGGCACGATCGCCCAATGCCCCTTATCAGTACCCTCTACGTCCACCCCCTAGGTGCAACGCCAGCGGACTCACTCCACCTTGCGGCACTAGGGCCAACTGCAGCAACTTCTGAATCCCACCGCTCGGGTTGAACGAACCACGGGGCTGGCTCAAACTGGTGGGCCGGACCTCCGGGGTGTTAGGCGGCCGGATGGCTGCCAGGGCCTTGACCAATCGATCACCGAAGTCATTCGGCTGCTTCGCCGGTGCGCCGGCTTCAGCAGGCCTAGGACGAGGGGCAGGTACTGCCTCACCTGGAGACGGGGCTCCGCCCACTTGTCCACCCCCGCCTTCCGGCACTCCAGGCCTAGCGGCCGGTCCACCACCCCCTAGCCCACTCTTTGGCAACCCAAACCCACCGGCCGCCACCGACTGAACCCACGAGGGCATAGCCGCAAGGTTAGTGCCTCCGACGGTCCCGGGACTACCCATAGGCTGAGCCGTCGGACTAGATGGCCCACCAAAATCCCCCTTGCCGGACGTATTAACTGTCCCAGGAGGCGCTGCGGTCGTCGGCGGCTGCGGTATTGCCGGGGATAAAGGCCCTAGTATCCTGTCCGCCATTCCACCCGGCACGACGCCAAACCGCGTCCCAGGCTTAGACTCTGGTAGCTCGAAACCAGCCGCCATCCCAGCCCCCGGAGGTGCTCCGGCCCCTGCTGGCATCATCAGATCACCCAGTTCTCCCATCCCAGCCATGGCACCAGGACCCATTCCTCCAAGCAAACTCGCTAACCAGTCCATTTCTTTCTCCTCTTACAAGAAGCCCAATAGTCCACCTAGTCCTGCCCCGGCTATCGTCCCTATCCCAGGGAATAGCATACTGCCCAGGGCCGCACCGCTCGCCGCCCCGCCCAGTCCCTTCTGCAACCCGCTCGCCTGCGGAGGCGTGCCAGTGGCCGTGGTCGTCCCGCCCGGTATCCCGCTTATCATCGAGACAATAGACTGCGCCATCTCCAGCGGCAAATTCTGCTCATACAGCCACCGCTGGACCTGCTCGGTAAGCTGCTGTTGGCTCATGTTCTGCCGCACATCACCGACCGCCCCGACCGTACTAGCTGGCAGGTTGATAGACTGCGCCGTAGCGGGCAGCAGGCCCAAGGCCTTCGTCATCGCGTCCAGCCCCTTGCCATACCCCTCCGTCGCGATCTTCGAGGCCACATCCCCGGCCGACCGCCCCGCCTCCCTACTCGCGATCCCTTCGGCTATCTGCTCCTTCGACCCGCCGAACTGCCCACTCGTCTCCGCCCCTGACCTCACCGCCGGCAGCACATTCTCGGTCAGGTTCTCGTAGATCGGCCGGGTAGCAGCGTTAATCGTTGACTGGAGCGCCGGGTTACTCTCCGGATAAAGCACATCCCCGAGCAAGAAGTCCGAGGCCCCTGCTCCCGACCCCACCAGATTGGCCTGCTGCTCTGCCCCAGTCAGCGCCAACTGCTGGGCCAACTCTTGCGTCGGATCGAACCCAGCCACCCCGCTACCGGGATAGAGCTTCGGCGGATTCGCAGCGAATTGTTTAATAAACGGGTCCGCATAGCCATACAGTTGCCGCTGCTCTGGGCTCATCTCGAACTTGTTAGTAACCGTACTCGGCTTAGGTTCACCACTCATGGCTCAACTCCACAACTCCTTGACCATCTGGATAGACCTCAGCGACCACCCACGTTTCTCTAGCACCTTCTTCCACCCCAACCGGCCATTAATGACCAGCCGCTTACACCCCATCTCCCTAGCAAAATCCGTCATCTTATCCAGCCCAAAATCCAGCCCGCTGAAAAGCTCCAACCCAGCGCCCAGTGGCGCCTCCAGCGCTCTCCCCGCCGGGTACTCCACCAACTGCGTCACCCACACTCCCCGCACGCTCCCGCAATCATCCCCATATATCCAAACCTGCATATGGCCACTTTCAACCAATTCCAGCAGGGCTTCCCGCGTGAATAGACCCAGCCGCGAGCCTAGCCGAGCCAGCATCCAATCCATGGCCATCCGGCAATCTTCGCCTTCTGCCATTCCCAGTCTCATGGCAACCCCAACACCGCTTTCAACTCACTAACCGTCAGCCCTATTCTAGCCAACTTCTGCTCCGTGGTCAAGATGGGAGGTGGGACGGGAATGGGCACCGACCGCGGAGGGGGCTTAGTGAATCTAACCCCATCCCAAGTATCCCCAGGCGTTGCGGTGTCGGACTGAATTCTAGTCGTACCTACCGGCAACTCCCACGAGGACGTTCCATCCCACTCCGCCACGTTCTCCACGACACCACCCGTAACAAGCGCATACCTAGCCATGACTCACCAAATGTAAGCAATCGCGCGGCCCGCAGCACCCGCGCCGGAGTTGGCATTCTGCGATCCACCGCCACCACCACCGGGCTGCGTGCCAGCATTACCAGCATTCGCGCCGTTTGTGCCCGCACCACCGTTGCCGCCGAACTGAGAAACGCCACCTGCTCCACCAGTGCCCGACACAGTCCCACCGCCACCACCGCCACCGCCCCACTCACTAGCGCCGCCTGCAGCACCGGCACCCGCTCCACTATTTCCTCCACCACCTCCACCGCCACCGCGTATCGACTTGCCACCAGGACTAGGAACAGTCGAACTTCCCCCGCCACCACCACCGTCCGTATTGTCGTGGCCGTCGCCTGTGCCATTAGTGTTATCGCCACCCTTACCATGGGAAAGAGTGTAGACGAATGGAACCCCGCCACTATCAGCAGTGAAGGAAGCCGATATCAGCGTGCCACCATCGGCGCCAACTTGCCCAGCAACGCCAGTCGACCCAGCATTCAGCGCACCTCCGCCACCGCCGCCAGGGCCCGTATTGCCCGCACTGGCCGGACCACCTCCACCACCGCCGAATGCAGTGAGTAGCGACCCGATAGTAGTGTTACCTCCTACGTTTCCGGCGGTGCTATCTGTCGTCTGCGCCGCACCGCCCGCCCCGATTGTAACAGTCTCCGTAGCGCCAAGGGCGGATAGCGCCAATATACGTTCGTTGAAAGCTCCGCCACCGCCGCCCCCAGAGCCACGAGCCGTCGCTGCTGCTCGCCCACGGGCACCGCTAGCACCACCACCCCACCCTTGCAGCCGGCATATCGTACCGACCCCAGGCTTCGTAAGCGTACCACTGGAGTCAAACTGCTTCCTCATCCCTGAGATCAAGACCGACTCGAAGGCCGACCCCGTGCAGCTGACTATAATCGACCCGCCCGGATACAGCACCCACGAGGTGAGCCCGTCGATCTGCTCAGTGGAGTTAGGGTCGAGGGTGACATCACCCGTACCGGAGTTGTAGATAATGCACCAGAAGCCGTTGGCCAGCGTCGCCGCAGCCGTAAACGCCAGGGTAAAGCTACCGCTAGTGGCCTCAACGATATTTCCCTTGTCCCCCGCGACGATGGTATCGGCGCCCGTGATGGTCCGGCGGGTCATATTCCCACTAGACCCCCCGCTACCCATCCCCCTTTCGGTGAAGTAGTTCGTCCCGTCGCTGAATATCCAAGCGCCCTGGCCGGTCGTAAGGACCAGATTCGCCGCCCCATCAATCGTGCTAGTCGTGGGTGTGATGGTTAGTGTTCCGGCCCCCCTATTCTGAACCGCCATGAACCAGCCGGACGCGAAGTTCCCACCGCTCCCCGCCTGGGGCAACGTGCCTGCAATCGCACTCGCATTCGTATGCGTGACCAGTTTTCCGCCATCACTATTCAAATACGTATACGTCGTGCCAGTTTGCGCGTTGACGGTGAAGGTTACATCCAACGTCCGGCTGACCGTGATATCGCCACCGCCAGACATGCCCCTCCCAGCCGTAATATTCACGGTGGAGTGGTCAATATGCTTGTTGGCCACGAAATTGACCAGCGCATTATGGTCCAATATGCCATTTAGCGTCGTAATCGTGCACTTATTCGTATCTGACCCCGAAACGTCGAAAAATGCAATGGAATCCCCTAAAACTGGGGTATCCGTGGTCAAATCGTTCAAATCGAGGTCGATTGTCCGGCTTACAGTGATATCTCCACCGCCAGACAGCCCATTCCCAGCATTTATACTGACTAATGAGTGGTCAATGTGCTTATTCGCGACAAAATTGAGCAAAGCGTTATGATCTATGATGCCATTCAGTGTTGTGATCGTGCATTTGTTGGTGTCGGAGCCGCTGACATCGAAAAATGCGATAGTATCGCCTAAAACTGGCGTATCGGTGGTCAAATCATTGAGGTCGAGGTCGAAAGTCCGGCTGGCGGTGATGTCTCCGCCCCCTGACAGCCCGTTTCCAGCCGTTAGGGTGACGGTCGAATGGTCAATATGCTTATTTGCAACGAAATTCAGCAGCGCATTGTGATCGATTTGCGTCTGATCGACCGTAAACAGCGCATTATCGCCATGGGTAGGCTGATTGTCGGTGACCAGAATGGTCAAAATCCCATTTGCCGACCGCAATTTGAACGTATCAGCCCCGACAGCGTTCGCAGTATTGGTCCCATCGGTAACGTGCTGGTAGGCATCGGCAAAACCAATAGGTCCAGGCGTGGACCACTGCCCATCTTCCCGCAAAAAGCGGGTGGACCCCACGCTGGACCCCGGATCAGGCACCAATCCGATAGAATGGTTAGGCCCAGAGGGGCCAAAAACCCGCCCGACCTGCAACCACTCGTTCCCGCCGCAGTAAAGTATCATCAATCCATTCGGCTCGACCGGCCCAACCAGCGTCCCCCCACTGGTCTTCACATTCAGCAGGAAGCCGGTGCCGACATTCCCGACCGCAAAGTACAGCCCCCGCGCAAAGGCCGGCAGCACCACATCCCTATCGGCCCCATTCGGGTCGTACAGGTGCAGGATCGGACTCTCGATGGTGATGGTAGCCGTACCAGTCAGCACTTTCCTATTGGTGCCGACCTCTCCGCCCCACCACCGATACCGCCGGCCGGTCGTATGTTCTAGTTCTTGCCTCACCCCACGCACTCCAGATACGCGCTGGCCATGCAGTTATCACTGCCATCGTCATTCGCGCTGACAGTTATGTCCGCCGGACTAGCATTGTATATCTTATAAGCGGAATAGCAGTCGGTGGACGCATTCACCTCCCCATCCTTCGCGGGCGAAAAGCCCCTACTGGTAATGCCCCCAGTAGACGCCCACCCTGCCCACGATATCAGCGGGGCTATTCCACCGCTAGACGTTATCGTTTGATTGCTAGGCGCGGAATCTGTTACCTGGCTATTGAGCGACTGGGAATTGATACTAACTACCGGCACATCTCCACGAAATTGCAGGCAGATGGAGTCGTTATCCAGTCCTCCATTCATAGCCCCCACGCCTGCGCCATCCTCACTGCCAGTCGCGACCTTGACACTCATCATAGCGCGGGAATTGCCGCCACTAGCGTTGATTACGTTGGTAAAGCCGGTCGGAGTGAAGGCAACAGGCGCTCCTACATTATTCCGGGCCCTATTCCAGAAGACCAATACGTCCCCCGGGTCAATATTGGACATGAGCGTATGGCTGGCACCCGTGGTGCTGGTTGAACTAGCGATGAAGGTTAGGGTCTGGAGACCACTAACAATCTTCGCGACTAATCCCAGGCCAAACGTCATTGTAGTGGGTCTATGCTGTAGAATTCGTCGCTCTCGATCCTGCCGACCGTCACGATGAATTTATGCCCGTTGGTCGTGGTGAACACTCCACTCCCCAGCTTCTTCGTAAACCCGCTGAACGTGACCGCCCCGGCACTGCCCGCGTTGGTGACCAGCACGCGAAACTCGCCCTGGGTCGTGGGTGCAGCCCAGGTGAAGGCTCCATTGTTGGTCAGTTTCTGTGCCGCCCCGTTATACGGCTCCGGGGTAATAGTGCCGCTACTGACGGTACCCAGGTCGAAACTGACCGTGTTGAAGCCTTTGCTCAACGCCGTCGCCCCGCTCCCACCCGCTAGTCCCCACGTGCTGGCACCCCTAATAGCGATTTGGCCCTCTGCCGGCACTAACCTATCCAATAGGTCCGTGACGCCGGTTATAGACAGGGCTGCTGTCCACTTACTAATCCCGTCAGAGACGAACTCGTAGCCAGTGCGCTTAGTGTTGAGAGTTAGCGAGGTCAGGCCGTCCAAGATCGTATCCGACCCGGCCCGCTGAATGACCAGCGTGTTGGTGTTGGTAATCGTGCCCAGTCGATCTATCACCCATATTCTATGATTAACCGGCACGGCGCTAGCGGCCGGCAGGGTCCACGTGCGAGCGGCCGTGAACGCTGTGTTCGTGACCACAATAAAGTCGGTGGTCAGGATGGTATAGTTCGTGTCCCCAACCGTCGTTACGGTCTGATTGAAATCCGACCCGACGCTCAGCTTGACCCACGCTCCATTCAGATAAACATACGCGCCTCTACCCTGTCCCGGATTCCACTGGGTCCCATCGGCCTGGACGATCATCCCATTCCGAGGCCGCTCCGGTTCGCGGAAAATCTCCCTAAGGTCCAATTCCTGCGTCTCGGCCTGCGCATCCTCGACCGCCCGCAGTTCATCTTCCACCCACCGGACAGCCTCCTGCAAATCCGGATCATCAAACGTCCTAGCCTTGGTCAGCTTGTAGGGCACTAGTGGTCTCCAAGCGGGACGACCTCGATCTTATACCCATCGACGGTAAACACGTTCAGGCTAGAAAACTCCAGGGCCGGCAACACCCCACTGGTTGTGAAGTCCAGAAACCGCTGCGTAAGGGGGTCGAAGGTCTTCGAGGACTGCCACGTCACGCTCCCATCCGGCAACTCCTGGAACCCCACCCGCACATCGACCGGCCCCCCACGCACCTTAGGCCAGATTCGCGTAACCAGCCGCTTCTTCTTCAGGTCTACAATCCAACCCCCATCCCTCTTCTGCCCAATCACGCTCAACGCCAGCCGCTGCAGCACCCCCGAGAACTGCGTCCCATGCCGAGTCAGCCCACTGTCTAGCTGGTAGAACTTGCTATTCGTCGGGTCCAGCAGGATCACCTTCCGGCGCTGGATGTTATCGTATACATCTAGTGGGCCCAGGGAGTCATACGTCCCACTATCCGCGTCAAAGACCACATCGCTAACGCCCGTCACATCGCCAATCGCCCAATTCCGGTGCGTCACCGGCGCCTCCGAAATCCCGCCCTCTTTATAATTCCAGATCAACGCACGGGACGGATTGGTCTGCCCATTCTCCGGGTAGCAGAACCACATTTCATTCGCGATCGGGTTGGACATCATGAAGGAATTCACATACCCAACAGGGTCGATCCGGCTAAACAGCGTCTTCCGCCACCTCTTGGTCAGGACACTAGTCGCCACATTCCCATTATGGCTAATGATATCGTCCTGTGTCGCCACTACATGCTTCGTGCCATCGGCCGTCAGCGCCGCGCACCTCGGGGCCAGAATGCCGCTAGTATCGAATACGGACGAAAACCCGAACACAAATCTCCCGCCGATAAACCGCATCTTCCACGTCGCGGACTCCTTGTAAATCATCATCTCGCCGCGAAGGGCCAGCGCATCGGTAATCAGGCCGCTATCGACATCCGGCAACTCGCTCCGGCCGGCATCCACCGCTGGATTGGTATGATCCCACGAGGTCGGGATGGTTCCTGGCGCCGCCTTATGGCTCCAATGGACCATGTGGCCGAAGTGCGTCCCACTATCAATCACATAGAAGCCGACCAGGTAACTCCCCAGCGACCGCATGATTTTAACCCGCTCATTCGCGGGGAAATTCGTAAGATTGGCCATCTTCGTGCCCGCAGTCGGCGTGGCCCAGAATTGCGGAAGATCGACCCCGTTGTTAAAAATCGCAATGCCACCGAAGACCGTCCCATTCCACTCCCTAGTGTTAGCGGCCGTATAATCGCCACCGACCGTCCGGGTAATATCCGTGTGAGTCGCGCCATCCCACACGTGTATCTTCGCCAGGCTCGCATAGGGCCACATCGTGCCTGTGGGGGTCCGTACAGGCATAGCGAAATGGGGCTGGATCGTCGGCGAGCCGAATACCTGACTATCGCCCAATAGCTTCTGCGCCGCGCCATCCTGAAACCTCATATTCTCCGCGGTGGTCCAGGCCTCTGGCGCAAGCTGATGGGCGGGCTGATCCTTTATGACCCCCAGCACCGCCACATCATTGATTTCAACGTCCATCGGGCTCTCTATCGTTCAGATAGCGGTCGAACCGGGCCGACACTTCGTCCAGCCGCTTGCCCTGGGCGGTTAGACGCTCATCCATCACATTCATCCGCCCCGTATGCCGCTCTTGGGCTAAAAGGATTTCGGTCAACTTACCCAGCGACTGTTCCACCGCCTCCATCCTACCAGACAACTCCTTGATCTGGTATCGGGCGACCCCAGCTATGCCTCCAAGCCCCAGTAGGAAGCCAACTAGGTTGATGATCGTGTTGATATCCACGTTCAGCCCCAAGACCTGCACCGACCCTCCTAGCGCCCCCCGGCCCAAGGAGTTTACTTCACCGGCGGCTGAGGCTTCACCATTCCCGGAATTCCGTCCCGAATCCCGTTCATTATCAACTTCGTCAAGCCCAAGATCGCCACCACCTTGCCAGCGAACGGCGGGCTCACCCCAAGGGCCGAGAAATCAAAGCCCGCAGCGGACCCCGATATCACGATCAGCGTATTGAGGACATTGTGGATTGAGTTGCTGTTGATCCAGTCAGGCATACATAGCTCCCCTATTCACGAGTCACCTTTACCTCGACCCCCGGAGGAGCCGAGATTGTTATCTCCACTACCGGCTTCGACGGAACAGGCACCATATTCCCTGTCCATTCCGCCTTCAACCTCGCGGAGTCGCCCAGAAAGGAGTCACAATCCACATCCCCGCCCACTCCGGGGCAATCTTGTGGTAGTGGACCGCTCACTCCATCTGTATACTGCCAGAGCCAATACCGGGACCAAATTTGCTTTGGCCACGTTGGGCTAGGACTATAATGCGCGAGCCAAAAGCGGGGATAAGCACCCAGCCAAACAATCATCTGATTGCCGACCTGCTGCTTGATCACACTCCCGCTATATATCACGGCCCGCTGACCGCTCAGCTGAAATACCTCTTCCAAGAAGATTTTCAGGTCGGCCAGACTCACGCCGTCATCCTCGTGATCCGCGCATAGAAGGACGTTGGACAGATTGCCCACCTTCTGGACAAAATGTCGGGCCTGCTCTACCATGCCGCTGGTCGGCCGCAAGAAGTGATACGCGCCCCACAGCAACCCGGCGCCTTCCGCCCCCTTCCGCGCCTCCGCATAGGTCGGGTCGGTATAGTCGTCGTCCTCGGTCGCCTTATAGATGACGCCCACTATACCGGCCTGCCTAATTTGGGCCCAGCTACTGACTGTATTATGGTGCGATAAGTCCAGCACCAACCTATTAACCATCTCAGCCATCGTTCCCTCCAGCGAGCAGTCTGAGTAGTAGCCATATTGCTATGACCACTACCCAGGCTTCTATCGATCCTTCAACGTCACGCATTACTGGAGCGTGAAGCTCAAGCGGCCAGTGATCTGGTCAAACCGCATATTCTTCGGGTCGACCGCCGTAAGCGGCTGCACATCGCCGAAGTCTACGTGCTTGTACTCTACGCCCAATCGGGTCCTCTGGCTGAGTTTGTACTCCAGACCCGCCCCGACGTACCATCCCGTCAAGGCCGTGGTCGTAGACAATGCAGCTACGTCGACTATCTCGCCCTTGTGGTGGGCAAATGCCACACCGCCACCGACCCTGGCCAGGATATACTCCCCCAGCAGCAAACCCGCATTGGCGCCTATATAGGCCATCCAATCGACCTTCTGCTGCAAGAGGACCGTGGGCGTAAGGTTCTCCTTGCCCTTAAAGCCCATATACTGGAGGCCCATCTCAGGGCCAATAACCAGCCCGCCCAGTTGGCCAAAGTAGCCAATATGACCCCCGACGATCGGACTATTATCGTCGAAATTGACCTTGGTTGCAGTCTCCCCCGCGCCAAATATCGGGTTGAACGCTCCGAGGTTCATACCTCCATGGACACCAAAGTACATGCCCGACCAGCCATAGACCGGCTCAGGTTGAGCCACCCCCTTCCTAACCGGCAAGTCGGCCGCAGACACCATGGCCGTACTAGCCACCAGTGCACCAAAAGCTAGCCCTCCAGCCTTAAACCACTTCATCCTACTTCTCCTCTGCGTTGAAGGGTCCGTTATGGACCCCGTTGGTAGTAGGCCTCCACATTAGTAAAGCTCCAGGACCAAAATCACGCCCGACCCACCGTTGCCGCCCGCCGCAGTGCCGGCCGCCCCGCCATTCCCGCCCGGCCCGATTGTGAAGCTGTACGTGGCCGCAGGAGACTGTCTTATAACGATAGCCAGTTCGCCCGAACCGCCACCGCCGCCATTATTGTCCGGGGCGGCACCCGCGCCAGCGCCACCCCCACCGCCGCCCGTATTAGCCTTCCCGTTCTGACCCGCCGCGTTAGCACCGCCCCTGCCCGACCCCATTCCAAACAGGCCCGGCGCGCCGGAGCCGCCATTAAATGCGTCTACCGCACCATTACCTGTAGAACCATCACTGCCAGACATCCTAAAGTCAGCAGTGCCAGTACCCCCAGACCCGCCAGCGCCACCAGCACCGTTATTCCCCCCTGCGTTTCCACCGAGTCCTCCATTCGCATTGACTCCGTCGAACGTACTAGCGGTTCCGTTCGCGCCATTATTCGTTATCGTCGC